ATAGCGTAAACCTTGGGAATACCAGTAGTACTAGGGTTTGGGTAGGCTTCCCGAATATAGTTCACGTCTTTGTTAATCAGATAGTAGTACTCCCCGCTAACTACGATAGCCAAAGAATAAACAGACAAGAAGTCACCAGGAGTAGATAAATACTTATTACCAGAAGTTAAGTTACCTGTAACGTTCTTGCGTAAGGAAGGAAACTGAACGGTGTTATATATGCGCTTTTCTGCTTGCTTTACAAAAACAGGGATATTGTCGTCAAACGTCTGTTCAAAGTTTTCGGTGTAATCCTTGATTGCTTGTCTTAGTTCTGAGTAGTTCATAATCCCGTTGCTTTCATGTTGCCCGCATAAGTTACTGCAATGGTCGGATTAGAAATAGGTACAGGAACCATGCCGTTAGACCCGATAGCGCTGTCTCCAATAACCCCAATGTATACGTTAAACGTATCGTCAGGAATTGGGCGAGGTTCTTGCAATGCAATAGCATCTGAGACATTACGGCGTGGTTCCAACTGAGGATGCTTTGATTCATAGCAATATTGGCATGTTTTAAGTCCTTGCCACTCTTTTCGCAAGGCGTTAAGGAAGAATCGTTGTCCGCAACGATCACAGGCACCCCAGGCAAGTCTTCCTTGTGCATAAGCCATTTTAGTAGTTTAGACGTGTGTCAGGAACAGCATAATAACTAGCACTATCCCTGTCAAACTCAGAAATTCTTTTAAAATCCTCTTCGTAGATTTGTTTAAGAAGAACCATACGATCAGGGGCTTTTTTCATTGAAACATAATAAGCCAGCCCTGAAACTAGGCATGGCAAAAACTTAAAGTTTACGTCTGCAGTATTGGTAAAACCACCCGCATCTTGAATCCTGCGAATAGCGTAGTACACAAAAGTATAGGGTTGTGAGTCATCAGGGCAAGGAAAAAAGTATGCCTTTGGCTGATTAGTATGTTGGTAATAAAACTGCGCTGGACGACCTAGAGTGCCTGATTTATTAGGAGTATGCAGCCACTCTGCTTGGCTAAAACGATTGAGGGTAATATCAATGTTTTGTCCAGGACTTTGGGGAGAACGAACCACCGCAGACAACACATCTACTGTATCCGTGGGTAGATTGTATTCGAATACGTTGGCGGTTAAAGCCTGTGATCGTTCTTGTATAGTCCATAAATTTAAGCCACGACTTGCCCAATCCAAAAACAGCAAGTTCAGCGAGCGCCTTGCTGTTCTTAGATCGTACCCTGTGCGAGACTCAATACCGCAACGCTCGTACGCTTCGGTAATCAGTTCCTCAATGTCCGGGTCAAAGGTAGTTGTACCTGACGTGGCCATTAGTTATCAAAAGCTGGTAGGTTGAGGAATACGCTTGTCTTTTGGTGTATCTACTGTGCCGCAAACTTTTTGATTTTCAAAGTTTACGTCTACTTTTTCAGGTTTTTTAGCCTGCTCGGTAGTCTCAGAGAATACTGCACCAAAACCTTTAATTGCTGCACCTACGCCACGTTTTTTCATCATTTACTCCTTATTTGCAACTACGTTTAGCCATGCCACCCATTTTTTTGTGGGCTACCTTTGCTGGCTTGCTTGCATGAGCAGCCAATTTTTTATCTTGCATCTTGTCGTAAGCGGAAGGCTTTACATCTCCGCCTTTTTTATACGCAGACTGTGGTGCAATCATAGGCAAGTTTTTAGCCATTTTGCCGGGTAACAAAGCACGACCTTGGCGATCAGCTTTTGCACCAGCAGAAGCTTTAGTTGCAGATTTTTTCATCTCGCCTCCTTTAGCGGCTTTGATTGGTTTGCCCATAGCCATAAGCTTGTGGCGGTTTGTGTTGCTTGCGTTATAGTCCATTTATCTTCCTCTCGCTGAACGTTTAGCTATTTTAGCTGTTTTAGCCGAATTAATAAACGCCTGTTTGGTAGGCGCACCTTTTGCTCCAACTGGTCTCATTTTTTCGCCAGAACCCGCAGCGATCCTGCGTTTTTTAGCTGCGATATTGGCATATAAGCCGGGTTTTGTTGCCATTACTTTACCTCCGGTTTTGTAGTTATCAGGTGCGTCTTGTTGACTTTTTCCACGAACCTTATCCAATACTTCTTTAAATCCTGGATCAACTTTGTTTTTATCTACCTTGTCTGTTGCATTAGGGTTTTGTTTAGCAGGGGTTGGAGGAACAGAAGGGGTGGGGTTTACACGTTTTACCATTTATTTTCCCCAATGGCCCATAATAAAGCCAATAACTCCTGTTGCAGCACTAACTGCTCCACCTGCCCAAATCAAGGCTTTCCAGCCTCCTTTTGCTTCAGACAATGTTTTTTGGATTATTTGAATCGACTTTTTAATTTCGTCCATGTCTCCAACAAGTTTGTCCATATCCGCTTGAAGGTGTTTAATATCGTTTGCATGTGTGGCTAACTCCCTAGCTGTTTGTATTTCTTCCATTATGCGCAGTTCCATCGTTTTAATGAAGCTTTTGCACGCTCTGCAGGACCCTTAGCTTTCGCTACTACTCCTGACATTCTGGCACAGAACGATTTTTTACGGCCTGCGTCCGCTTTTGTTTTTGGGTTTGGTGCAGGGGCTTTTAACTTGCTACCTGTTGCCTTGTTGTACTTGGCTCTTCCCTTGGCAGTAAGTCCAGCTCCCTGTTTGACAGGGAGCTTTTCTCCACGCCCAATAGCAAGGGAAGGATTCTTAGCCATAAAACACCGTAGTGCCTGCTGAACCATTTTTAATGGTCAAAGTACCGCCGCCTGCGGGAACTCCGACAACCATTCCTTTGATACGGGCGGGTCCAGCAAACACAGCAGCGTCAGTCTGTGCCGCTGCGATTGCGGTTGATAGGACGTCATATTGAAGCATAATTAATCTCCTTGGTTATTGGGGCCGAAGCCCCATAAGATTAATTAAGCTGGGGTCACTAGACCAGAGGCGTCTGAGGGAGCCCAAGCAGAACCTGCTGTCGCACCAACTGCTGTGTAAATAATCCCAGTGGTATAGTCTACAACCATTTTTCCAGTATATTTACCAGTAGTATTAATTGCGTTTGCAATAGCACCAACCGCTGCCGCTGTACTTGACACTAAAGCTAAATTGGCATTTTTGTTGGTCCAAGTGGTTACGCCGCTGCCGTCGGTAGTTAATACTTCGTTAGCGGAACCGTCGTTTGGAGGAAATACTAGGCTGTAGCTTGCTGCTAGGCCGTTTGGGGCATCAATTGTGATGCTATTTGCGTTGTTACTTTGTAGTTCAACGGAAGTCGAAGAAAATACGCCTTCAAACCCGTTTAGGGATTTAACTGGTCCCGTGAAGGTAGTGCGAGCCATGGTAACTCCTTGTATATGCAGTACATTTTCCTGTAGTCTCTGCATCGTCTGCTGGGCCAGTCTACAGGAACTAAATATCCCAGTTCCTGGTGTATTTATACCCTTAAATTCATTTAGTTGCAATAGATTTTTAGATAAAATGGGTTATCCCCGGAGGCGAATCATGAAATTTACCATTAAGAAGGTTGATTTACGCAATGAGTCTAATAAGACCGTAATTCTTTACCTTCAGAAAAAAATACTGCCTTCGGATGCTCCTTACAAACCAACTCAGTTAGTCAGGTCACAACGATTTACAGATACAGGGTATCTTTGTCGTGCAGGAGTCTTAGACGAGTACACAGGACACCGTTTGCAAAGACGCCTAATTAATGTAAGAATCCGTAAGGCCAAGGAATTAGGCTGGAATTGGATTATTACAGATACAACCGATAACCCTGCTTCATCTAACTCATTAATTAATGCTGGCTTTAAAATTTATACCCCTAGTACTCCGTGGTCGTTCAAGCACGCAATCTATTGGAAATACAGAATAGACCAGAGCGATGCCTTACAAAGACCCAAACGATCCAAGAAAAAAGCAGGCGTTGCGTAGGGGTTCTGCCAATCATTACAAGAAAAACAAATTAAAAGTACTTATTGCTACCTATAAAAGAAAAAAAGAAGAAAGAGAAAAATGGGTTGCATTTAAAGCCAGCTTGAAATGCAGTTATTGTGACCAAAACCATCCTGCTGCGCTAGACTTTCATCACGAAGACCCCAAGCAAAAAGACCGGGAAGTCAGCTATTACGTCAAAAACTATCAATACACTAGGGCGATGGAAGAAGTTAAAAAATGCCTTGTCCTATGTGCTAATTGCCATAGAATTTTGCACTTTAACGAAATTTCTAAAAGACAAAAGAAAAAGCCCCACCGAAGTGGGGCCTAACCTCACGTGAACAAGGTTTAGGTTGCGCCAGGTGATCCGTAGATACCACGTGGATCAGACCAGCCGAAGCTGTAACGCTCACGAGCCTTGTAACGTACGTTGCCGGTGTCGAAGTCGCCTTCGAAAGCTGTACGGATTGGGGCACGTTGGAACATCTTGAGTCCATTTGGAGCGTCGGTTAACAAGAACCATGCCGATACGTCGGTTAGGTAATGGTTAACAACGAATCCATCAGGAATTAGACCCATAGACTTGATAGCGTTGATGTCGTTATCAGCCGTAGCAGTACGGAGAGTAGACTTCATTAAACGCTCTGCTGTGAACTGGAGTTCTTTTGGAACTACCAACTTCTTAGCAATCAAGGCAATCTTCAAACCACGCTCGTCTGTGAAACCAGCGATGTCGATGATACCTTGCTCAAGGGAGGTCTCATTCAAATCAGCAGGAGTCGTAGGACGGTTGCTGAAGTTTGGACCAAGAGCGGTTGGGTGGTTTGTTGCGCACAACTGTACGCCGTCGCCACCTGGATAGTTGCTGTCAAAGGCGTTGTTCAATACGGACGCACCAAATACCTGCTTGGTGTGAGCCATTGAACGAGCCAAAGCCTTGGTATAACGGCTTGCCAAACGGTCGTAGAGGTTGTCCTCAATTGCCTCTTCGGTAATCGAGAATGCCAATGCGATAGTCTGGTGGGTATAGCGAGCGGTAAATGACTCTTGTGCAGAATCATAGTTAACGCCAGCACCTTCAGCCTTAACTGGGGCTTGGCCGAAGCCTGTTAACATAACTTCTTCTTCGAACGCACGCTCAGAATCTTCAATTTCGAAGATATCTTCGTGTTCGTTCTCATAGCGCTTGTACTCAAGACCGAATAAAGCGTTAAGACCTGGTTCTAGTTCTTTAACTAGTTGTGAACGAGTGATAGCCATGATTAACTAACTCCTGCTGTTGGTGCTTTATACAGATGCTCATTGATCGTAACGATCAAGTCAGCGTATGCAGCGGTTAAGTCCTCGTTGCTTGGATCAGCGGTAACACCAATAACTTTGACGTTAAGTGCCGAAGCAGCAGCCAAAGTACCAGTGCTGAGTTCTAATCCAGAAACGCCCGTTGTGGTATTGCCTGCTACTGTCTGTACTAAGTCAGCGTTTTGGCCGATGGCGGTTACGCCAGCGATGCCAGAAGCCTGAACCAAGAACTGAGCATAAGGGTCATCCACAACAAAAGCTACGATATCCGAAGCAGCGATGCCACCTGGATAGTAGTTACGCCATACAGGCTTTTTGCTTGTAGGGTCGGTGTAGTTACATCCAATGAAAACACCAAGAATGTTAGCTGCACCAGGGGTGTGTTTTACGATGAAACCAGTGGAAACACCACCAGAGACACCGAAAGTTACGGTATCGCCCTGAAAAATTGCTGTAGCCGTACCACTAGCGATTTTGTACTGTGTATCACCATCGCTGTTGTAGTTACTGCCTAGCTTTCCTAGAGGACGAAGACCAAAGGCTTTATTTACGTTTGCCATTTGTTTTCTCCAAAATTAAATTAATTAGCTTTCACTCTTAGAGTTAGAGCCACCAAAAGAAATACGAGTATTACGCTCTGGCTGCTGAAAACGCATTGTTGAATGCGCATTCTCTTTCATCATATTGTTGTCTACTGCTTCAATTTGGTCCCTTGCACGTTGGCGGTAATAAGCATTACGCTCACTGACAGTTTCTTCGGGGATTTTCGCTAAAAGTAAGCCGCCAACTCCGACGACTCCTTTGTTCCGACCATCTTCAACAGTAGGCATGGTGTTTTGATACTCTTCGGGCAACTCTTCTAAACGAACGAGTTCATATCCCTCACGAAGCTTACTAAACACATTCTGCTTGTCTTCAAAGCCTTGAACTTCAGAGCGAATCCAACGATATTTAAAACCATCTGGTGCAGGGGGAGCATCCAAACGAGAAGGAGGTGCCCATGGTTTACGTTGCGCAGTCTTTTCACGTGTTTGAGCGTTACGGGAGCTGCGATTAAATTTAACAGTATCAGTCATGGTTTTATTCCTTTACGTATTTGGCATATTCCTCAATAGGAACACCAAGTTTTTTAGCAATAGCGACTTGACTAGGAGACAGTCTTACGCTGCGGCGTGCATTAGTATTTACTCCGGATGACCGGGCTGCAGGTGCAACGGCCTGCACGGGTTGCCGTTGTTGCCTGTTAGGTTGTGCAGCGAACTTCTGCGGAAACTGTGCTTTAATTCGCCGATTTAGCTCATCATAATACTCATCTGATGATCCGTCAAACCCTTCTGCTTCACGAAGCTGTTTATCTATCCCCCAAGCAGCATAAGTCATCGTTGTATCTTGACCAAACCATGGGTTTTCTTCTGCCCAAGACTCTGCCTTTGGATCAACCCGTGGAGCCTGTTGGGCTGGAGGTTGAAACTGAGGTTGTTGGTAAATCTGCTGTGGTTGGATAGGCGGGTTGTAAATCTGTGCTTGAGGTTGCTCTGCACCTCTTTCTAAATAGCCAGCGAGCTCCCGTTGCTCATGCGCTAGAGAAGCTAAACGCTCTTGGGCTTCGGTTTCGGTGTCAATGTCACCTTCTTCACGGGCTTTTTTGATAATTTGACGAATAGTCAAAAGCTGAGTGTCTACTCGGCTCTTGGCTTCTGCCAAGCGGCCATAGTCAGAAGTAGCAGCCCGTTGCTGAGCCTGCTGGAACTGACCTTGAACGCCTTTTGCAAACTCCAAAGCTGCCTGTTCACGGCGTTCTGCCTCACGCAGCTTAGAAGTCAGCTTATCAATCCGTTTTTTAACGGTATCGCTGTATTCCTTGAGCTCTTCGCCCTGGTTATTGGCTTCTTCCTTAACAGGCTCTTTGTCTACAGGCTCTGCTAGGGCTGGTTTGTCAGGCTCTGGGGCAAGGTCTTCTACAATCTCTGCCTTGCCCTCATCATCTATGTCGACTTGAACTTCGGGTGCGTTTTCTGCCCCTACTTCGATGTCGTAAGTTGGATTTTCAGTTACTTGTCCCATTGTTGCTCCTTACATGTGCAAAATATCTTCGGGGTTGTTGATAACAGCAATGATTTCGTCATCATTTAAGATTCGGATTTCACCTTCGTCAATTCCAATACGGGAACCTGCATATCGGGTGAAAACTACCCAATCACCGTCCTTGCACCACGCTCCCGTAGGAAATTTGCTCTCGTCTTTATATGCCAAAGGACCAGTTTTTAAGACGTAACCACATACTGTGGTTATTTGGGTCTGCTTTTTGGTCTCTTCGACGTATAAAATACCGCCTTTAGATTTATTTGTGCCCCTGTAAGGTAGGACAGCAATACGCCATCCTGTGGGAGTTGGAATACGGTCTAAAACCGCTTCCTCAATCCTATCGGGCTCTAGTTGCCCATCTTCGTTATAGGCGTCATCAAGTTCAGGCCCTCTTGCTGCCTTCTCGTCTGCCCATTTCTGCTCTAATGCAGTCAATTCCATACGGTTTTCTCCACAGGGTTAGTCAAAAGTCTCTTTCCTAAGCATGTCTTGTACGACCTGCTCAACAAAAGTGTAGCCCTCAAGCCTACCCATCATCTGGCGGTATTGTTCCATATTCTTCATGGACCCCGAGATTACGAGTTGTTCCGTATCCTGCCGCATGCGGCGAATTTCGTGTAGCAAGTTTTCTGTAAACTTGAGCATGGTTCCTACCATGTTGCAAGAGGACTTTTAGCCCCTCTTGATAGCTAGTTACTGTGAATATACACAGTATATTTTAAAAAATCAATAAATACCTACAGGAAGTTTTCCGTCACGCTTGTACGTAACAGTCCCCCCTCGTTTTTGAATAGCCCTTTTCTGACTAGCCACCACATTACGGGGCTTTGCCGACGAAACCGAGCCACCTTCTTCTTTCTTTTGGACGCCCGCTTTTTTAAGGCTAATCGCCACCGCCTGCTTGACCGCAGCTTTTTTAGACTTAGGAGTGCTCGTACCGATACGCCCCTTAGACTGGTATGTGTCGACGAGTTCTTGGATGTTTCCACTAACTGTTTTTCTACTGCTTCCGGATTTGAGAGGCATTTTGGGCTCCTTTTTGTAACATAGCCATGATACGTTCATTTGCAATTTTTTCGTTAGACTGGATTTTAGCCACGTCAATTTGGTCCTGCTTTTGCTTGTCCATCTGCTCCATTTGGAGGCGGGCGCTGGCTTCTTGCGTCTTAGCTTGATCTCGCTGGGCGCTTTGCTGCAGCTCTTGCTTCTTGAGTTCAACTAATGGGTCTGTTTGGTCGCCCACAAGCTGGTTTTGAAGTTCCCGTACCTGCTGGAGATTTTCAACAATCTTTATGGCAATCATGCCTTCTTTTTGCAAGTCAGACACCATGTTTTCAGGGTCTGTGCCATACGTTTTGAAGAGTTCTGCTTCCACATCCTCTTCTGCTCTTAGGCGGCAATGCTCTAGGATATGCTTTTGCAGCTCCACCGCAGCCAAAGGATTGGATTGGAGGATTGGCGAGATACCTTGGATTAAGTGGCTCACAATATGAGCGTCATGTTGCTGTCCAGGGAACGCCTTGAGCTTGACTCCGTCCATTACGTCGCCATTTTCTGTGGCTGGGTCTTTTGGCAAGTCTGGGTTCTGTGGTTTTAGGATTGCGTCAATATTCTTAGTTCCCAGCGCCTCATAAGTACGGCGATATGCCTCATACAGGTTGTGCATCTGTGGAGCCGACTGCGCCAACTGTAGTTGGGTCTGCGCCATAGTGATACGCTGCGCTGTTGAAAAGATATTGGGGTCTGCAACAGGGATTACATCGACGCTGCCGTCAAAATCGGTACGTTTAATCTTACGGGAAGCGCCGGGTACATCATATGGGTACTCGTCAGGCAAGGATTCACCAAAGCCGTCAGCCAATAAACGGAACTCGAGCTTTTGGGCATAGTGCATCCGCTTGTGAATAGCGGACATGATGTTTGCGCCCTTTTCCAAGAGTGCAATAGTCGTTCCAACTGCTGCTTGCTGGTTGCCGTCGCCTACTTGCATGTCTGCAATGGACGCCAAGCGTTTACCAGCCTCAACGCAGAAGCCCAATAGGGTAAATAGCGTTTGGCTTGGCTCTTTGTACGGTAGTGGTAACAAGGAAGACTGTAAATCAGCTCCACCAGCGTCAATATCACGCCATTCGCCAGGTTGTAACGGTACGTCGTCGTTGGCAATACGGGCGCCCCTAGCTTTAAAGCCTGCAGGCAGGTTAGCCAAGGTTCCAGCATCGATTAATTGACGCATGGAGGATGTTGCGGTGCGGGTTAAGCCACCAATCAAGTGTACAAAACCAAGGCCGTAGGCTCCCGGTCCCTCTACAAGCACATAATGCACAAAATACTCTTTACGGCACTTGTATCCGTCCTTCATTTTCCAGTTACGACGAATCCCAACCACTTGGTTGGTGCTTTCTTCGATGGTAATAACATAAGGCAGGGCAACACCGGTCTCTTCGCCGTCATCGTCCTTGTCTTCAAAGCCTTCTAAGTCCCAATCTACGTGGAACTCATACAAAAACACTTCTTCTGGCTCACCAGAGGCAGACATACCGACTAATTTGTCAATGCTGTCTTGGATTACGTCACCTGGAGTCGAATTAACGACAGGCTGGACGTTAACATCCCGATAAAAGCCAATATTGACCAGCTTGCGGTACTCATTTGCGTCCATTGGCACACGATGAGTAATGCGTGGGCACTTCGACATAATGGAAGAGCCGTTGTAAGGGATAAACAAGTCATCTGGCAGCACTAATTTGCTTACCATCTTGCCTGTTTGCGGGTTTTGATAGACTTTTTTGAACGCTGAGCCACCATAACCTGCATAAAACAGTAATTGGTCAAACTCAGGGGTGTAATCCGCCATGTCAGTAGTCAGTTCGTAGTTCATGAACTCCTTGACACGCTCTGCTTTGGCTAATTTCTCACGAGTTTCCTTGCCAAGCACCTGTGTTTTGACAGGGCCTTCGGCTGGCATGAGTTCTTTGAACGCTTGGGCTTGAAATTGTACGATTGCTTCGGTGAGCATGGGATGTGCTGTGCCACAAGCGCCCTTAAATGGCTTGGTACGCTCCTCGTATGAGAAGCCAAGAAGCTCTAAACCCTTAGAATACTGCTTTTCCCAATCACCACGGCTCGCTTTGTCAGCGTCTAACAACGCCATAAGTTCGCTGGAAATAGGACCAAGCTCGCTGGGGTCTACTACTTCGGCTAAATTGGCGTCAAACGGCACTTCTTCGTGGTCTTTTTCACCCATTTCGACTGTTGCACCGCCATCTTCTTCCAAAATAATCTCAATGTCGCCCTCTGGCGTTTTCATTTCAATCTCAGGAAGCTCAATATCAATTGTTTCTTCGTCTTCTGGACGGTTTTTTTCAATAGCCATGGTTATTTATTTCTCCAATTTTCTGGGAGGTACCTAGGTAGCTCTGTAAACTTAAGATCATCGCCAATTTTATTCGAATAATCTGTTAAAAACTCATCAATCTGCGGAAAATAACTTTCGGCGGGGGTATTTGCTGTTCCCTTTATTTGAACAATTTCATCAAATACGTCTTTTTTACTGGGATCAACCTCTTTTCTTACCGATCCGTCCCAGTTATACATAGGAACTTGATTGGTTTTATTAAGTTCTATTGTAACGTGCGGAACGCCTTTTTTATCCCGTAATGAATATATCTTTTTGGTTCCGTTGACAACACCTTCTAAATAAGAGGGTCGGTTTCCAACGCAATGGCCCATGATACAGCCTTCAATTGTCAAAGCCTCTTTAGTCTTTACATCAACCCAAGAGTAGTCGTCTTTTGCTTTTGCTATAGGCTCTGTTCCAGCAAACAGTTCTTTTCTACTAAACTTTTCAGGATTTGATTTTGCATTGGCAAGCATTTCGTGCCATTGTGAGGATTTGGCTAATGCGTCAGCAAAACCCATGTTTTTAATTTCGTTAGCAGAGCGAGTGCTTAAGTAATCTTTTAATTCCCCTAGCTTTAAAGCATTCATACTTAGTATGTTAGTAAAGACAGGGTCCCCTTGGGTAATTGCTTGGCGTATGTGTGGAGGTAAATTTGACTTACTTAGCAAACTGGCTATTCCTTTTTTATCCCCTTCCTCTACCAACTGCTTCATTCCAGGGAAATCATATAAAGAAGGATATTCCCGAATAGTTTGTTGCTCTAAAGGGCGAATAGAAGTCATTAAGGTAGTTGGATTATCTGGACTTTGTTTAGCAATTAAGTCTTTTATGTCTTGTTGAACTTTGTATAGGTGTGTGGAAGAATAGCCTTCACCCTTTGCCTTAGCTACTGCTTTGTTTATCAAAGCAGTAACTCCCGTTTCAGCATCATACGCATCCCGTATTGCTTTTAAATTTTCCTTTGAAGCTGAGTCACGATACCGTTGTATTTTTTCAGGAGAAATAAAAAACTGGTTTGCGGGGATTTGACCTTCAAGAATTTTCTTGAAAACAGGGTCATCCGCTGTGCCATATTGGTTTTGAAT